TCGTGCGACCACAGTCGCACACGCAGTGCCACCATTGCTGCTTAGGATACTTTTCGCCGCGCGGAGCTAAGCCAGCCACACGCAGGCGGCCAAAGCGTTGGCCGATCAGATTATAGCTCACGGGATCAACCCCTCGATATATTCGGACAGGCTCAAACCCTGCTGAGCAGCCGCGCGTCGAGCGCGTTCAGCGGCAGCTGCAGAAATAGACAAGCTAAGTATCTGTCCACGGTCATTTTCGGTTATTTCGCCAAAAATCGACTCATAATCATCTGCATCGAGATGGCTCTCCGCCCACTCACGCGCGTCATCGTAAGTAAGTGGAATAATTCCGTTATCCAAGTCACCGCGATAAACGTCGCGGCTTAAGAAGAACTCTCCAGTGCGTTTTTTGTAGAGTGTAAGACCGTAGTATTCTAATTCATTGACACTCCCAATGTCAATAACATCTGAACATCGCTTGGCGGTTGTAGTGTCATACACTTTACCGTTAATGATCTTTTTCATACTCTCTCACCCTCCGGCTCCCACTCATAGTCACCTGCGTTCCAGTGCTCGACGATTGCCTGCGCGGTATCGAGCGCCTGACCATAATTCTGCGTGTTGTAAAACCAGCCGCCACTGGTCATTACGCCTACACTGCTGTTGACTACCTCACCGGTCTTAGTGTCACGTGTGATCGTCAGCTTAGCCGTTGCCGTAGCCTTGTCATCGTTAGCGGTAAAGGTCTTGCTGCAAACAACTTCGCTTTTCATTTTCAGCATTTCAGCCAAAAAATCCTCGGTTTCGCCTTCTGCGGTTTCTTCCGGACGTGCGACAAACGTGTGCGTCTCGGCATCATAAACTACGTTATCGCGGTAAACTTCACGTGCCATCTTTTCAATCTTCTGGGCAGAGAGCATATTACGCTTATCAATCACATTGTGTGCATCCTGCATCTGAGGCTGCGCAAATGCATCGACCAGGCTCTTGCGTACTTCTTCAACCGCCTCGTGGCTCAGTTCTACGCCCGGAAGATTGTCAATATTGTGATCCAGTGCGTCCAGCTCGCCAAATGCCTCTGCTGCGATGTCCTCTGCCCACTTGATCTGCTTTTCGCTGCCCTTAAAGTTGTAAGTCATTTTAATTGCTCCCTTCCCTTTTCTATGGTTTTATTATAGCATAGAGTTTATATAAAGTCAATAATAATATAGAGTTTATATAAAGTATATACTATACAGAAAGCAAGTCATATTTTGTGCAAAGTGACAAAACAAAACCCTGGTGTCCAAATCGAACACCAGGGAAATTATTACTTGAGCAAACCGAGCCTCTGCAGAATAACCACAAGCTGCTCGCGCGTAAGCTCGCACTGCGGTTTGGAGCCGTCTACAATACCAGCTGCCTTTGCTTTCGCCCACGCCTCGGCCGCATACGGATGCGGCTGCTGGTTGGCCTTGGCCGCCAGATAGCGATCCACATACTGTGCGAATTCCTTATCAGTCATAGCCTTAATCTCCTCCTCAATCGGGTCCTTAGCGGTCAGCCGCGCCTTGAACTTACGCCACAGGCTTTCATCACGCACCCACGGCTCCGGGCAGTCTTTGCCCGTTACGTCATAATGGCGCACAACATGATCCACGTCGATGCCGTACTTGTCCATCAGCCAGCGCACCAGCTCAACCGTGCGGTCTACCGTCTGGGCGGTAATAACGTACTTGCCGTTTACCTTGTCCGAGCACATCTCCACACCCAGACTGTTACGGTTCATACAGATGTTATGCAGCGGATGATGCGAGCTTTCCAGAGGACCGCCGCAGTGCCATGCACCGTCTGTATCGCGGACAGACTGCACAACGCCGTGCTCATCGACAAAATAATGCGCCGATGCCTGCAAGCCGCTGTTGTTGTGGAAATACTGCGCATTATTCATGGCGGTATCACCGTTACCGGCCGTATAGTGTACGACAATATACTTGATACTGTTGCCGCCACGGCCGGAATAGAAATTGCTCGAGTCAGCCTGCAGAAACGGAATATTCGTCATAGCGCACCTCACTTTTCCAAGGGCACGGTGTACGACTTTGCCCTGTCACTATCGGTCAAACCGCTGGTAGTCGGGTCATTAAATGCCGACCACACATTGCAGGCAATCAGAAACAGGCAGTACGGATTTGCCGCCGTGGCCTTGATGATCTGCCACACGCCCGCCCAGGTGGTCATGTCCGCAGCGGTCAGACCGGCATAGGCCAGAGCCGTTGCAAACGCGCCAAGGGCAACCTGCACCCAGAATACCGGATTCTTGATTCTGATTTTCCAGTTCATAAGTACCTCTCTTTCTCAGTTCAAACCAAGCTGCCGAGCGACATAGCCGACAAAAATGCCGACGAGTGCCGTCGCGCCGTAAGCCACAACCTTGCGCCACATCGCGCCGTCGCGGTCCTCGAGCGTTTCCAGCCGCTTGCCCTGCTTTTCCTGCTCCTTGACCATACTCTCAATGCTGGTGGCCAGTTTGCCAACCGAGGCGGTCAGACTGTTCAGCTCACGCATATTATCCTCCAGCAGCTCGATGCGTTTATCCTGCCGACGGTTTTCTTCTTCGAGTCGTCGGCGAAACTCTTCGTGCTCGGCACGGGAAATGGAACCGTCCATTTACATTCCTCCTCTTTTAAGGCGGAGGGACGGCTCCCCGTCCCCCACTATCATTACAGTTACAGCAGACCCAGCAGGCGCTTATCCTCCACGCTCAGCAGCTCCGGCACACCGGTCTGGATGGAGCGCCAGTGCTTGTACTGGGCGCGGGCCAGCGCGTTGTGCTTGAGGCCGTGCGCGTTGTCGTACTGATCCAGCTGTACGCCAATATCGCCGGGGTACTTCTTCACTTCTGCGTAGTGCTTGATGTAGATGTTGTTGGGATACATAATGTTGTCCTTTCCGGGCTTCTGCCCTATCAAGTGTAAAAATTCCGGTGATTCTTACTTGTTGTAGTCCTCGCCGGTGATTTCCTTGTACTGCTCGACGGTGATTTTCTTCTTCACTACCGCATTGCCGACCATTTTCTTGGTCCAGAGGCCGGCATCGTAATACTTCTTGATCTTCTCAAACCAGTTAGCCATTTACGCCACCTCCGTATCGGTCATCATGCTGATGTAGTCCACCTGAGCCGCCAGTGCGGTGTTGCTGGTTTCCAGCTCCTCCACCTTAGACACTAACTGCGTATCGTCGGCGGCCGTGGTGCAAGCGACAGTATACGTCTGCTTGTCCTTGTCGTAGGTGATGGCACGCAGAGCATAGCCGCCGTGCGCCTCAACCAGATCGCCGTCATCGGTGCGAACCTCGACCAGAGCGGTGTTCAGATTGGACACCGCATCAAACGTGGTTTCGGTCAGCGTCAACGTCAGGCTGTCGCCCTGGCACTGATAGTCCAGTGCCTTGATTCCGTTGATTTTCATTTGTCCTTCCTTTCCGCGGTTAAACCGCTACATATTTGTTATACTGATGCCGGATTGTTTCGTCCGACATTTCAGCGTAAATTTGGGTGGTTGCTATATTCTCGTGGCCAAGCAGCCGCTGGATGACCGCAATATCCATGCCGCCGTTAAGCGCCAGCGTCGCAAACGTATGACGCAGCAGGTGCGGATGCACCCGCTTATCCAGACCGGCCCGCAGGCTGATTGCCCGAACCATGCGCTGGATCGCACGCGGCCTGAGCGGCGCGTAGGGCGATTTACTGCTCACAAACAAGCCGGTGCCGCCCTTGCGGGATACCATGTACTCCTCAATCATCAAGCGTGCGCGGATGCTGAAAAAGACCACACGATCCTTATCGCCCTTGCCGGTGACCTGCACCGACCGGCTCATCAGGTCGAGGTCAGAGGCCGACAACTGGGCAACCTCGCTCAGACGGCAGCCGGAAGATACGAGAAACTCGATCAGCGCCTTCTCTCGATAGGTTACGCAAGCGTCACGCAGCCGTTCCAGCTCTTCCACCGTCAGCGCCTGGCGTGCTCCTACCTTGTCGATCTTGATGGACTTGATCTTGCTCATCGGGTTCTTCTTGATCTTCTCCTCCATCGTGAGCCAGCCGAAGAACGCCCGCAGGCTGTTGATATGCGTCTGCAGTGACGTTTCCTTGAGATTGCGCGTCTCGTCCAAAAAAGCAATATAACCTCGGATGTCGTCGGTGGTGATTTTGGCCGTGCTCTTGGTCACTTTAGATGCAAATAATTCAAGGTGGCTGCGGTAGTTTGCAAGCGTTCTGGCGGACAGACCGTCTATCTTCTTGGCACCCAGATAGTGCTTGATCCGACGCTTCAAATCACTGCGCTGCTCATCATTTTCCTTAAAAATAATGTAGCCTTTTAAGATAGCGTCGAGTTCTTCTGCGGTCGGCGTTCCCGCCGCAAAAGTTGTGAGAAGCTGCCTTGTCAGCTCTGTTTTGGCCGTCATGTTGTAATTCCCCTTTCGGATTTTGGTATGTTTATTATACATATCAAAACACAAAATGAGGAGTGTTTGCGCCGTATTAGGTTGCTATGGCGGCCGTGGCGGCCTCCAACACCGCTACAAAGGCCATCGCCGCATCTCAGACCGCGTTGAACGCAATTGCGGGCAGTACAACGGCGCTGGATGCACTTTATGCCAAGAAAAGCCGCCTGACCGGTGCCAGCACAGCTAAGTCCGGCAAGTTTATCATTCTGGAGATCAGCGCCAACAGTGCATTTGATACATCGCAGTATGGTTACGCCACTCTGTCTGACGGCAGCAAGCCTAATTGGCAGGATTATAAGAGTAAGTACGCCTACTTTAAGCAGTTTAAGAAGATCGCCACATACATCAAAAACGATACCGAAGGTGATGACTGGATCGACTATTTTCCGTGCGGTTGATGGCCTGAATCAGCCTGTTCTTTGTTACGCATTATCTTCCTAAGACGTACCACGCACCTCAAATATGCTGTTTTAACACGGCATATTTGAGAAAACGCGGTGCGAAGATGCATAGCTATACAAAATCAGCGGGCAAATCAGGCTATATTCGGGCGATTACTGCGCATTAGGAAGATAATGCGCACCAGTGTCAAGCCATTTTTCTCGTTACGGCAACGGAAAATATGCGATGCTGATTGCAGGCCAATCGCTCTGCGAGTTATACGTTTCGAGCTTCGAGCAGAATACAAATTCCTTATAATAAGTGCCGTTTTTCTCAGCATGATCATTATAAGTATTCGATCCCATCGAACTGTTATAACGCTGAGTGCCGGTATACTGTCGGCTGGATGTGCCATCTAAGCAGGTCCGAATACCAGAGGTGCCACTGCTGTAGGAATAGCACCATTTGAGCACAATACACGGCTTTGCATAGCGTGTAGACCAGCCGGAACGAGTGTACTGACCGGAAATTGTGTCGAAAGTTGCCTTGCTGAGCAGATAGTTGTACGCAACATCGCTTGCGCATACCGCCGCGCGTGCCGTAGCAGACGCTGCTACAGCCGCCATAGCAACCTGAGAGGCTGCTACCGCCGTCATAGCAACCTGAGAAGCTGCTACCGCATCAATATCCTTATACGCCGAGCAGGACAGCCCCGCCAGCGTAGCAACAGACTTGCCAACCGCCAGCTTACTGCCGCCGGCCGCGCGCCAGATCAGCGGGTTGTTGGCCATCTCCTTGCAGCGGGCGGAATCACTGAGCAAATCGTCCCAGTCGGTGAACTCGTAAAACTGGTGCATCCATGTCAGCACCGCATCGTCTGCCACCTCACTGCCGAGCAGCAGCTCAAGCAGCTTGTCGCTGTTGCGGTCCGGCAGATTCACCGGAACGCCCAGTACGACACTCACACCACCGAGGTTGGCGGCAAACTCCTTTGCGTGGGTCGGATTGGACAGAATTGCCTCCATGCGGTGTACGCCTTTTCGGTAATTACTTTTGAGTGCGCTCATATAGGACATAAAGTCCGACTGATTTACGCCAAGCATTATCTCTCGCCTCCATATTCAATCGCTACATAGTTAATCTTGATTGCGTCAGCCGTGGTCGTCGTACCGTTTACCAACGTGGCCGCGCTGTGCGACGGATTGGTGCCCGTCGAGTCGCCGGTGTAGTAACTGCCGGTCTGGAGCTTCCGCAGACAATAAAGAAATTTCTCTGCGGTTATATCCTTGACCAGCACCACGCCGTCAAAGTCCTCAGCCTGGCAGGTCACCTGCGGCACACCCTCAAACGCCTCTCTAAAATGGTAGGTGTTCCAGCCTGCCCCTGCGTTGGTGATCGTGCCGACCTCCATCTCGGTGTCCTGCAGTTCACCGGTGCCGCTGTCGCTCTCGCCGCCGATCATGCCGCCGAGCTGGTCAGCGGTCAGACGGCCGTCCTTGTCCAGCACCGCCGGACCTCCGGGCTGACCGAGCAGGGTCAGTGCGATAGCACCAATCTGCGTCGGCGTGACCTTGTGCGGGTTGCCGGTGTCCTTGACATGCGCCGCAAGCACGTCGTTAATTGCCTTAAACAGTGCAGCGTGCGCCGCTGCCGAGGTGTTGTGCTCGTTTATCGCACCTGCTTTCTCGGCGCCGAGTTCTGGGGCAGTCAGCCCGCCGTCTTTCACGGTCTTTTTGACCTCAGCGGCCAATTCTGTGGTCTTTACACGCGCTGCAACTTCGTTGTCCAGCTTGTCCCAGTTGGCGTTAAGTGCCTGTTCGATATTAAACGTGCTCGCGCCGTCCTTGTCCTTCTCATACTCAAACAGCCCGAGATTTTTTGTTGTTTTGCTCACTGTATCACTCCTCAAACGCAAAATCGCTGATGGGGTGCGACTGCAGCTCATCGACCGTCATCGCGGACACCTCGCGCACCAGCAGCCAGCGCCAGAGGAACTGCACCGCCAGATGGCACGGGATTGTGCGGTCTACCGCCTCCTGCAGTGCCGCAAGCTCAGCCGGTGCCGGGATACCGTACGCGCCGATAAACGTCAGCAGAACGACGCCCTTTGCAAAGCCGACGGAAATCTCGCCATTCTTCCAGCTGTCGCACACGCGCTGAATCAGGTCAACATCGCACTTGCCCGAGCCGCGCCACCGTGCAATCAGCGCCGTGCGGCGCTCCTCCAGCGTGCCGGTGGACGGCAGTCCGGCGTCGCGCTCCTCGATGGCAAGCGCCCACGTCATGCTGGCAGGAAACAGCTGCTGCGTAATGTCGAGCATCTGCTCGCGCTGCGTGTCGTCGAGCGACTGGATCGCGGCAAGCAGGTCGCACACCCACTTGTCCGTCCGGTACGCCACCGGCAGACTGCGCAGCATGTTGTCAAACTCAGCCATAGGTGATCGTCACCTCGCCCAGTACCGGACACTCGCGTTCCGCGATTGCAATATTCACGATGCCGCCGGACACTTTCAGCCCGGCGTAATCAATCACACCCGGCGTGTCCATGATGGCCGCGCCGATCTGTGCATAGCTGATGTAGTCCTGGGTAAAGACCGTGCCTGCCAGATAAGCCGCAACGCTCTCCTTGATGCCGGACGTCAGGATGTCCTCGGTCACGGTGTCCGATTTGGACACCGTGCAGCTGACCGTGATGGCCTTGCCGGTCGCGGCAGTGACAAAGCACTGTGCACCGATGGGCGCTTGTCCCCTACCGGCTCCCTCGCTGTCCGGGTCGATGTAGTCCTGCACGGATTTGACCAACGCAGGCGACGCCGGCTGACCGGCGTTGTCGGCAATTACCACGTCAACCGTGTTCGCGCCCTGTACGCGCGGAAACACCTTGACATGTCCGACACCGGCCACCTCGAGTGCCCACTGGCCGTAGTGGTAGATGTTGCCCGACGTGGCAGGCGTGCGCAGTACGACCAGATAGCGCGCGTAATACTCGCTGTCGGATTCTTCTGCGTAACCGCCGCCGATCGGCTCAGGGTTATCACACGAGGCAATGCCCTGCACTGCCACCGGCATCTGCGTCACGCTGTGCGCGGGCAGGTTACCTGCCGTACCGTCCACCGTGCAGGTGACCGGTACAGTGCCCTCGCCCTCAATGGCTACGGTCTCTGTCGCATAATACTGAACACCGCCGCCGGACTCAAACAGCGTGCCCTGCCCGACCGTGCCTGTGCCGGTGACGGTCAGGCTGCCGTGGGCAAAGGTCGCGGCCTTGCGCTCCAAGCCGGAGCGCGGATAGATGTAGCGGTCCAGCGCGCTGTCGTGCAGATTTTCCGGGTCAAGCTGCTGTTTGGCCTCGTCAATCGTTGTGTCCGTGCCCTCCATCCGCAGGCTGACTGCGGCTAAAAGGTCATACGTCGGAAAGCCGATGGTCTTTTGATAGCTTTCCGGCATATTGCCAAGCATCTCTGTTAAAATGTCACTCGCTGACAAACGTCGTCACCTCCTCACTCTCTCCGGTGTGCAGGCGGACCGTGAAGCGTACCTCCACGCCGCGCCGCACGCGCGTGAACTTAAAACTGTCAAGCGACCGGATAGCCGGACAGAACGCGGCGGTCTCTCGCACGTTGCGTTCAATCTCGGCAAAAATCCAGCCCTCCGGCACGCGCCGGTCAAGGCTGACCGCCTCCACGCCCGGCTGGGTCGTGCCGCTCGTACGGTAGATCGGGGTTGCACCCGGTTTCTGGCGCAGCATCAGCTCAAGCCACTGCTTAACCGCCTCCACGCCCTGCCGCTCGACCAGAGCGCCGTCAACCAGTGGGAAACTGCCCGAGCGCCCATCCTCGTGGAAGACAAACGCCGGAGAGCGCCCAATGCTCTCCGCGACCTGCGCGGGCAGCTCCTCCGGGATAACCGGAAACACATCGGCCATAGCCGACACCTCCTAAACTCACATGTGCCAATCCGCAGCCGCCACGCTGTCCGCCAGCGTCGGTGCAGGCTGCAGCATCGCCGTCGCAAATGCAATGATCCACGCGACCGTGATATCAATGCGTCCGCGGCTCCGCTTTTTGGTTGGCTTGATATTTTCGTTGTCATCCGATACGCACCGCAGGTTGAGAAAACACTGCCGTGCCGCCGTGTTGTGTACATGCAGCATCTCATGCGCTCGGATGAGCCGCTCCAGCTCCTTCATCGGCGGCGAGATAGACCGGACACCCTGCGGTATCTCGACAACCTCAGTCACCGTACCGGCAAGCCGCTCGCGGATGGACTGCATTACGGTCGCACCCATATACGGGTCAAAGCCGACCATGCGCAGGTCGTAATCCTGTGCGGCCTGCACCACAGCGTCAGCCACAGCCTCAAAGTCGATGATATCGCCCTCACAGCCGTGCAAGAATCCTGCGCGTATCCAGTCGCGGTACGGCACATGATCCTCGCGCTCGCGTGCGTCAATACCGTCAAGCGGCATCCACCCGGTAGGCAGAGCCACCCACCTGTCCAGACCTTCCTGCGGCGGAAACACGAGGACGAAGGCGGTAAGGTCGGTACTCTTGGAGAGGTCAACGCCGCCGTAACAGGTCTTGCCGCGCAGCAGCTGCACGGCCTCGCGCCAGTCCTTGCAGCCGGGCGGATTCCATTGCGTTTTGTCATAGATGGTTATCGGTATCCACCCGACAGTCGCCGTGGCGATCCACTGGTTAAGCCGCAGCCACCGGAACAGCCGCTCAGCGGCCTCGCTCTTCTTGGCGTCCGCTGCCTGAGCGCGGATGGTGGCCATCTTGAGCGTCTTGCCGAGCGACGGATTGCACCGCCGCCACAGGTCCTCGTCGTAGATGTTGAGGTCTTTCAGTTCGTCCTCATTCTCGATCAGTCCGAGGCCATAGATGATCGGCAGCCACCGAGGGTCGTCATAGGCTTTCTCATCCCTCGCGCCGCGCCGCCATCGGTAGATAGCAAGCGCCTTCTCATGCACTTCCCATCCGATGGATTTGCGGTCGGGGTCGTCTCCGGCGGTGGTCAGCACAATCCACACCGGCTGACGGCGTGCGTCACCGGCACCAAACGTCATAACGTCCCACAGGTCGCGGCTCGGCTGGGCGTGCAGCTCGTCAAAGATAACGCAGCTCGGCTTGTAGCCATGCTTGCTGTACGCCTCACTGGACAGCACCTTGAGCCTGCTGCCGCTCGTCTCGTCGTAGATGGTCTTGGTGCTGTCCACGATACGGCTGCGCTTTTTCAGCGCCGGACTCTGCTCGACCATGTACTTGGCCGCCGCAAAGACGATGCCCGCATTGTCGCGGTCAGCGGCTACGACATACACCTCGCCGTTGATCTCGCCGTCGGCAAACAGGTGATACACACCCAGACCGGCAGCGATTTCCGACTTGCCGTTCTTCTTGGCGATCTCCAGATAGAGATACTGGTATCGCCGCAGGTAGCTGCCTGCCGGGTCATCCTCGTCCTCGATCAGCTGACCGTAAAACTCGGTTATCATGTCGCGCTGCCAGTCCATCAGGCGCAGCGGGACGCCGCTCGAGCACGTCAGGCACTCCAAAAAATCGCAGACAAACTGCGCCTGCTCCTCGTCAAACATTCCGCTGCACCTCCTCCGTTACAGACTATCCAAAACCAACAGCTGTGCCCCATGCAGCAGCGCCGCCGCCTGCATGCCGACCTTCCACTCTTTTGCGCGGGCGGTCGCGGTCATAATCAGGCCGGTGCTGCTGTCAAACTTAAATTCCTTGTCTGCAATCGCAAAGATCAGCTTGGGCGTTACCTGCACAACCTCGGCTCTGTACCACGGCTGCGGCTTGCGGTTTGCCTCGGCGCGGCTTGCGCCTTTGATGGCCTGTGCCAGTGCCGTATCCCATGCCATAGGCACGCACTCCTTTCCACATCTTCCACAGTGTTATCCACAAGTATACAATATCTTGTGTTATCCCCACGGCGTACAGAAACCGGAAATCTCCGCGTAACTGCGAGTAACACGCTTGACAGAGTTGCTGCAATTGCCCTCAACGGTTTCGCAGCTTGATGCTCCGGCAGATATTACAATGCCGATGTGACGGTCGCCCTGTATCATCAGGTCACCCGCCTTGGGCTTGTAACTGCCTGCCGATCTGTACTTGCCGCGAGCCTTGAAATAGCTGCTCATATCGCCAACGTAGCCGTAGCTTGTCGGGATAGGCGCACCGGACTTGTACGCACACCAGCAGACAAAATAAACACACCAGGCAACGCCGTTGTGGCCTGCCCACTGGCCGTACTTGTTGATGTCCTTGCCGGACTCCTTGTATCCGACCTCGCCCAGTGCGGTGTTGACAAACGACACCGCGCTGCCCGAGCCGCCGCCCGAGCCGCCGATGATCGCAGAGCCGTTTTTACGTCCCCAACGATTGCACTCGGCGTTGCTGCTCATCAGAAGGTCAAAGTGGTACACGCCGTTCTTGATCTGGATCGCGCCGCCTCTGTCGTTGACCGTGTAGGTCATGCCGTCGAGGCTTGTGCCCGTGTCGCGCACCGTGATTTTGGTGCCAAACGGCACAGACGGCGGTGCGGCGCAGGTTTTCTTGCTCGGGTCGAGCCTGTTGCCCTGTGCATCCAGATAACCGCCCTCCAGAGCATTGTTAGCCGGATAGTAGGCGGTAAACAACGCCTTGACGATCGTACCGCCCGAGCCGCTGCCACTGCCGCCGGACAGATCGGGCAGGCCGAACACCTGCACCTTGTCCGTGCTGGCGGCCTTGATGGCTGCCGCGTCGGTCTTGCCCTCGGCGGCGGCTCGCACCTGCTCGAGCGCCGTGATTTCCAGCGCCATTGTGTGCCCTGCACCGCCGTAGTGATGCTCCACGCGCGTAATGCGGAAGTTGCCCTTGATGCCAAACGCCGGAGAGTTAAACCGCAGCACCACGCCGCTTGTCACCTCATCACAGCCCCAAATCTCGGAGATGGAGCGGGTCTGCCCTACCTTGTCGGCGTTTTTGAGCAGGTTTTTGACCATCTGGCCGAGCACAGCCGTGCCGGGGTTCTCCGTTACCGTTTCGATGTGCTGCATAAAGCCGTAGCGCTTGATGGATGCCGCGTTGCTGGCCTGTGCGCCGATGTACGCCTTGCCGTCGTCCTCGGCGGCAATGACAACAGCGTTGTAGGTGTCCTCAATGCTGTCCTCGCCGCTCACCTGACCGAGCGCCCATGTGATGTCAAATGCGGCGATATTTTTCGCCGGCTTGTGGAATGCCTTGATAGGCGCGGTCGGCAGCGCCTCGACCTGCAGGCCGCTGTCGTCCACGCGGTGGCGGTACTGCTTGCCGGTCGCAGACGTGCAGGTGTCCAGCACATCGCTGATAATGTCAGACGGCGTGGAGCCGGTCCACAACTGCGTGATCTTGGTCGGCAGGCTGCACACCTTGCCGACTGTCACGCCCGCCTTGGCACACGCCTTGCGGATGACCTGATCGGCCGCAAGGTTGTTGACCTGCAGCACGATTTCTGACTTATTCAGATACCAGCCGCGGTCATAAGCGGTAACACCGCCGTCCAGCGTCACCGCGATAATGATGCCGGAAAAGACCGTTTTGCCCTGATTGGTCACGCGCACCTTATCGCCCGGCGCGAGGCCGAGCTTGGGCGTGTACTTATCCCACGGCGAGATAAACGTCTTAAACGTCAGCTCTGCCGCCAGCGTATCAAGGTCGTCCGTCAGCGTCATGTCACTCGCAAATGCGGTGATATCGCGCGGCTGTGCGCCGTCGCGGTACAATATCAGCTTGTGGTCATCGACATATCCTGCCGCCATCGGCGCACCTCCTCATTTGATAAACTTGTATTCTGTGACGGCAATGCTGTACTTCAAATCGCCGTTTTTTCGCACTGTAACATCAAAGCTGTCTATCGTCACCGGCATGTTAAGCCGGGAAGCACCCTTACTGTCGAGTACGATCAGCCGGAACGGCACCTTCTTGTCACGCCACCGGTCGAAAAAATCGACATACGCCCAACCATCCGCAGACGCCTCAGACGGCATGAAGAAGTATCGGTGCACTGGAAGCAGCGCCGTCCACTCCATGTGCCGCAGACCGAGCGTGCCGATGCGGCGATAGTCGCGGCTCAGGCCCTCGTAGGTCTCGTGGTGCTGCTCCGGCTGTGGAATCGGGAAATCCGGCGGACAGTGCGGCAGCGTCCAAACTTCCTCATTGTTGTTGACCGAGATGATAATTTTGTACACGCACCGCACCTCCTTATGTGTTGCCGAGCGCCGCCAGCACCTTGCGGCCGACATACGAGCCGACCTGCTCAGTGAACTCACGGTTGCCGATCACGTTGCCCTGGATGTTGACGTTGACCGTCACGCTCCGACCGCCTGCCGCCTTGACAGACACATCATGCGGAATGATCTGCGTGCCGCTCGGCAGGTTCATTATTTCGCCGCCGCGCTCGTTTACGCGGGTCAGGCCGCCGCGCCAGTAGGGCGTGCCGGTTGCCTTGCCGAGTCCCGGCAGGCTCAGCAGGCTGCTGGGTGTCGGCTTAGGTACCGTCGTAGTGGTCGAGGTCGTGGTCTTGACCGGACCGGCCGTTGTAGTCGTTTTGCTTCTGGTCGTGGTCTGGGTCGTCCCCGTAGACGTGCCCGAGCGATTGCCCGTTGTGGCATTGTCTACCCACTCGATAGCGTCGCCCAGGACACCCTTTGCGCCCTTGTACAAACTGCCCAGAATGGGGATGCTCTCGATCTTGTCGTTGAGCCACGACAGCTTGTCTCCGACCCATTCCAGAGCCGTCTTAGCGGCATTTTTAACCTTGTTGAACGCACCGGAAAAGGCCGTGCCAATCCGGATGCTGACGTCCTTAAACTTGTTCCAAAGGCTCTGCGCACCGGCCTTGATGGTATCCCAGTTTTTGTACAGCAGCACACCGACCGCAATCAGTGCCTCGATAGCAAGGATAACTGCACCGATCGGGTTTGCCGCCATTGCAGCGTTAAGTCCGGTCTGCGCAACTGTCGCTGTGCCGGTGGCGGCAGCCTGACCGCCCAGTACACCGGTCATGGTCAGGAGAGTAGTAACCGCTCCACCAATTGTACTGATAGAATTAGTCAAGCCGCTGTTAAAATCGAGCACCTTCTTCACGGCCCACATACCCGCCAGCACCTTCAGTGTTGCAATCAAAGTGTCGGAATTGTCGCGGCACCACTGCACCGCATCTCCGGCTTTCTGCAGGGTCTGCGCAAACTTCTCATCAAACTGTTTTTTCAGATTGCTGAGATCCAGATTGGAAAGCCAATCAGTAAGCGCATCCGCCTTTTTCTGCACCCAGTCCAGCGCCGATCCAGAGCGGATCGAGCCGTCCTCAGCTGCACCGGCCAGCACCCACAACTGACTTTTGAGTTTGGAACTGGTGTCTCCCACCTTGGCCAACATCTCGTCCAGCGTCGCATGGTTACGCCGGGCGTTGATGACCTGCTGATTATTGGCGTAGAAGCTGTCCGCAGCCTTGTCGTAGGTCTTGGAGAGCGTATCCATGATCAGCTGATTGCGTTTGCTGACATCGGTTGTTTTCTCCAGTTTGGCATTGAAGTCATCCTCCATGATGCCGACCCAGTTCAGTGCATCAGCGAAAACGCCGGTCACCTGACCGGTACGCGCAGTCTCGTTGGCGGACTCTACCAGGCCCTCAATCGGCAGCGAATCGCCAAACGTGCCATGCACGCCTGCGGCAATGCGCGTCCACTTCGTAACCTCTTCCTCGTTCTTCGCCATGTTGGCGAGCAGCTGGCTTGCCTCGGTTGCAGTGTCCGTGTCACCAAGGATCGCATAGAAGTTGCGGTAGCTCTTGCGAGCGACATCGGTGGAAAAGCCCGCCGCCTGAAATCCAGCGTTTAACTTGCCCTGCGCAACGCGGTACTCCTCGGTGGCACCGTCGAGTGCAATGAACGCAGCGGTCATGCCTGCAACAGCCGCACCGGCAGCCTTGACACCCTTCTTTGCAAAATCCCCCAACGCCGTGAGCGATTTATTTTTGAATGCGACCACCTTGCGGGTGGCCTGCATCATGCTGTCATCAATATTCTTGCCGGACTTCTTCGCGGCCTTCGCCGCAGCGACCAGTCCGCCGGACATTTCATCCTTCAAGGTGAGGACGGTGTTGATAACCTTATTTTTAGCCACTATTCCGTCCCTCCTCCGGTGCATATGCGCGGCAGACGCCTGCCGCAATCAGGTTTATCATATCCTCGTACCAGCGCGCCCGCCCGACTCGCAGCACCGCACGGTCTGCGTAGCTCATCTGCCGGATTTGCTCCGGCGTGATGCCTCGTACCGCATAAAACGCCGCAAGGTCGAGCACCGGGTCGCGCTCAATCAGTTTTTTGCCGGGTCCTCATCCTCATCACCGGCAATCAGGCCGAGCCAGGTAAACAGGACTGCCGCGAGCTCATTGACCTCGCGGACATCCATCAGCACCCAGATAACGTCGTACGGGTCGGTCACGCCGAGCGCGGTGTGCAGCTCCGGGTCCTGCAATGCCGGACAACAGTCGTAGATCAGCTGTGCGCCGATGTTCAGCATCTGCGCCGGCTGCTCTCGTGCAGCGAGAAATGCCTCATAAGCATCCAGCTGTGCGGTATGCCCGATCTTAACAAAATCAAGCAGCTGACCGCCGACCTTAAACTGAATGACCTTGGCTTTGTCAGCCTTGCGCTGCTCGGCTTTTGCCGCCAGCGCATCCAGTAACTTCTTATCCATATACCATTTCCTCCATAAATTCGCCGGTCTCCTCGGCGGTCTCGATCCAGGTGAGCCGCAGCATGACTGTCAGCGTCTCGCCGTCTGCGTCGCAGGTGATGTCGTCCTCCGGGATGAGCACCACGTCCTGCACGGTCACGCCCTCCCGCAGCGCCGTGCGGATCGCGTCAGCGGCGGCGTTCAGTTCGTCCCGCGGGCGCGTGCCGTCGGCGGGATAAAAATAAATCTCGATGTCGCAGCCGGTCTCGGCGTAATCGTCCGTGCCCATGCCGTCGGTCTGACCAACGTCAATGCGGTAACTGCGCCGCACCAGAGGCGCCTTAACGTCCTTGCGCTCACGCACAGCAGGCAGATTGGCGGCCTTGAGTGCCGCACTTACCACCGCACCGAGTGCGTCATCTATCTCTTTCCAATGGATCATAGCTTGTTAATCACCTCGTCCAGAGCGTCCTCGGCAGCCTGCTGAAACTGCTCATCAAAGTCCTGCGCGGTCTTGTCAAACACCTCGCGGCCCAGCTGCTTCTTGCCGCGAGAACCGTCACGCGCTTTGGGCGTCCATCCCTGCTCGACCAGATGGCCGATCGGGTCACCCGAATACACGCGTATACGCATCTGGCCGTCCTTGGTGTACACCCTGCCGCGCTTGATGCTCTTGTGGTACTGACCGGCGGCGCGGTCATACTCTTTGCGGTGCACCGCTGTGCGGTTGACCGTTGCACGCGCCTGCTGGACTGTCTTGCGGCGCAGCTTGCTGCCCTCATCGCGGAGCAGCTTTTTCTGCACCTTTTCCAGCTCCTTGGGCTGTGCGCCCAGCTGCTCGGCAAACTCCATCAGCTCCGAGCAGTCAAAACCATCACGAGCCATCGCGCGTCACCTCTCCCTGCCGCAGTGTGCAGTAAATCTCCACCCAGCCGCGGCGGTTATAGATTGGCAGCCAGTACGACACATCGAGCCGCTGACCGCGGACAATAAAGTACATCTCGCGGCACAGCTCCGGCAGGCTGGCGCTCCGGCAGACCACGCGGTGCGTGATCTCGGCACGCTCAACGTCACCGGTCAGCATCTCCGTGCGCCCGCTTGTCGGGTTGACGGCCGCCCAGATTGTCCGGCTTTTGGTGTAGCAGTAGTCGGTCTCGCCGTTTGGCTGCTTCACCGGTGCGGCAAGCCATACTTCGGCGCGGTCGCGCAGATCACACACTCGTGTTGCCATCGCCCGCACCTCCAAATGCACAGACCAACTTGAGCTGTGTCAGCATGTGACGCACAAGCGGCGCTGTTGCAGCGTGCTCGGTATCGCTGTCGCGGCCATCGTACTGCCGCAGCGTCATGTCCTGTGCAATCAGATCGTAGAGGTTCTCGTGATTTTCGCGGGTGCAGCCTGCATTTTGCAAATACGCATCCACTGTGCCCAGGATAGCCTCAAGCAGACTGTCATCCTCGTCGTAGTCGATGCGGCAATACGCCTTGAGCGCTGCCAGCCGTCCTGCGTCGATCATACGACCACCGCCCGGAGTTCGGCCTCAGCGATAGCGATGGCTCGCTTGCGGGCGGTGTTCAAATTGGACACCGGCGGCTGCGGCTCTGGCTCTTGGCTCTGGCTCTGTGCAGCGATGTACGCCGCACGCAGCTTGTCCATATCGGGAACAGCTCCGCAAGCGTTGTAAATATTGTTCAGATTGAGCGGCTCGCCCGGCTGCTCCTCGCCGATGATCTCGTCGATCAGACCGGCGTCAAGCGCCGCACGGGCGCTGAGAAAGGTCTCGCGGTCCATCATGCGACGCAGTGCGTCATGACTGGTCTTGCCGCCGACCTTGCTCTCGTACGCCGCGATAATGCTCTCGGTGATGCTCTCGAGCATCTGCACGCTCTCGCGGTGCACGCCCTGATTGCCCTCAGTGACCGTGCTCGGCAGGTGGATCATCACCTGACCGACCGGCGAGCACGCCGCCGTATCCGCACCTGCCATCACGACAGACGCGGCAGAACCGGCAAGGCTCTGCACCTCGGCGCGGGTATGTACACCCTGACGGGACGCATTGCGCAGCAGGCTGTACATCTCAAAACCCGCAAAGACCGAGCCGCCGCCGGAGTTAATCTCCAGCACAAATTCCTCGTCTGCCGGATTTTCGGCAAGCGCCGACCGGATATCCGCCGGACAGGCCGCCGGGATACCCCACCAGCGCAGGATAGGCGCGTCACTGTCGGCCACAATGTGACCGTTTAAGCTGTATCTCATGCCGTGCCTCCTTACAGGGTCTCCAAAACCTCAAAGTTTCCGAATTTGAAGGGAATCTCTTCCTCGGTCTTGGACTTCTTTTCAAACTTTGCGAGCGTGAACTCGTCAATCGTAATGTCGCTGTACGCTACGCGCTCCGCGCGGTTTGTGCCAGGCATGGTCTGGCTGGTGATAATGGTGATGGTCGGCATCTCTCCGGACTTATACGCCGCAGCAATCAGGCTCAGCACATCACTGTCGATCTTGAGCGTGGTCAGCGTGCCCTCGCCCGAGTAGCCGTTATATACACGGTAAGTAGCCGGATCACCGCACACGTTGATATCCTCAAAATCACCGGCAACCTTGGCCTCAACCGACTGCAGCGTGGTCAGCTTTTTGCCGTTAAACCACGCATGACCGCCGTTGCCGTGCATAATGCGATTGGGGTTAAATTCAGGCATCCTGTGCCCTCCTCTCTAAAAATGGGAAGGGCGGCAGCAGCGCCGCCCTTGTGTCAGTCCTTATGGTCAGAGATACCGCAGCAGCGGCCTCAGAATCGAACACCTGTGCATCCAGACGGGTGATCGCGCGGACCTCGGTGCTGTTGGTCTTCCATGCGTTGCCGCCGATGTCGGTCGATGCGATCTCAAGCGGCTGACGGCGGAACAAAGTAGCGTACTGGGTGAAATCACCGCAGTAGATCGGCGCCTTGCTGGTCGCGGTCTTGAGGATGCCGTTAGACACAACGGTAATGCCGCGGCCAAACAGCAGCTTGCCGGTCGAGCCGGTCGGATCAGGCTGCAGCAGCGGGCGATTATTGCCGTCCACCAGCTGGTCGAGGGCGTTAAAGCCGTCCTGATTGGTCACAAAGTGTGCCGTCGCGGAGATCGCCGGGTCGAGCGTCTTGTTAAGCGCAGTCTTCAGCACCTTTACAACGTCCGTCTCGGTCGCGGCTGCGGTGCCGGTGTCGAGCGCGGCGAGCTTTGCAACCAGCAGGTTATTTTCGGTGATGACCTGCTTCTTCGCCAGCCAGCGCGAGATGTACGCGAGCAGAGCCTCGTCGGTGTCGCGCAGCAGGTCGTTGGAGACCGGAAGGATCAGCGCATAGTCCTCGACCTTGTAGGCGATCTTGCGGAACGCCGGCTTGTCATCCTGCGGAATCTCATCCATCTCGTCAATCTTGGTAAAGCCCTTGTTCGGCGCGGTATCTACCACACGCGAGCCGGACAGGAACGATACATTCTCGACCGCAAACAGGTCGGACAGCGGCACCAGAGAGCGGCGCAGCTCGTTAATGCGGGTCTGGATGTCCTGCGGCACCAGCAGGCCGCCGTCTGCCTCGATACCCTCGGTCATGGCACCGGCGTTTTCGGCTGCCATGGCACGGCGCAGAACGTCTGCGTTGGACTCAAAGGCTGCACGCTGGCCGCGTGCCTGGGCGCGGATGCACTCCGCAAAGGCATGCACGCACTCGCGGCTGTTGGCCGGCTCTGCCGCCGGAGGATCGGTGCCGCTGGTCGGTACGCCTTCCGGCTCTGCCGGTACATTCTCCTCGGCTTCCATGATTGCCTTTACGCGGGCAATCTCCGCGTCAACGGCGGTGTTCTCTGCCAGCGCCGCGTCAAATGCGGTCTGATCGCCTGCCGCGTCCGCCTGTCTCATGCGGTCTACAATGCCGCGCTTCTTAGCGAGCAGGTCAAGCAGTTTCTTCTTCATAGGTCTTGCCTCCTTAATTGTTGTAGGTTATCCGGTCACGCCATGGTGATCGGGAAAATCAGGTCGGTCATACTGTTGAGAATCTTAACGTCAGCGGTCAGATACACGGTGCGCTTGAAGGGATTGGCCTTCACCGTGTCATCGTCCCAGCTTTCCGCCTCCGTCTTGCCGGACGCCATCCAGGCCGCCCTCTGTGCGTCTACATCAATGCGTGCAGCGTTGGTGAAATCCGGGTCGAGGATATTCTGCTGCATGAGCTGTCTAAAGTAGCTCATATTGAGCGACGACAGCAGGAGCATCTGATTATCTCTGGTGTTGCGGTAGTTGCCGAGATAAGTACCACGGAACACGGCGGTGATATCGTCACGCATCATGTCCATGGCTTCCACGGTTTCGATAAATTTCATATCTTCCGTGCGGGTCTTGCCGTCCGTGGTGGTCATGCTGTTGATACCCTGTGCAATACGGACCGTGTTATCCTCGCCGTTGAAGAGGATAAACTTGCCCGTGCCGAGTGCCGCGTCATTATCGTCAACTTCTACGACCTCCGACAGATTGCTGCACTCGTAATTGGTGCAGCCGCGGGTAACGTTGCACACTGCAAAGATCGCCAGCAGACTCGGCAGATAGGTCACGCCGTCCTGCGTACCGCGATCATCCGTATAGGTGACGGACTCATTGACATAGTTAACAACGTGCATATCATCCGGCGCAGTAGCCAGATTGTAGCAGACCGCCTTGTAAGTCTTCTTCCGGGTATTATCCTGGGTCTTAACCCAGGCAGCCAGAGCCGCACCGTCCGCCGCATTCTGCCCTGCAACGGCAATCCATCCGGTTTTGACGGTCTTGCCGATGGCCGCCAGCGTATCCGCCAGCGCACCGGACGCATCCGCGCGGAAGATGTGCGCCTGATAGGGTGCAAAGCCCATCATGTCACAGATAGCGGCGTAATTGTCCGCCGTGTACAGGCTTTCGTCGGCCTGCGCGGCGCTCAGATCACTGTACTGCTTGTGGGTAAAGTCCTTGCTGGTTTCGTCGCGCACGATCAGGATCGCAATACCACGCTCACTGCGCTCGGCAAGGTCTCCCGCTCGCTGCTCAAAGTCGATTTCGATTTTAGGCATTGTTACTGCCATTATGGGGTCACTCCTTTCTGTTCCTCGCCGTCCGCTCCGTTGCGGCGGCGGCTCAGGTCCCGCCAGTCCTCCAGCGGGACGTAGTTAAGGCTTGCCAGACGGTCATCGCCGCCGGGTACGTCCGGCAGGTCCTCGAGTGCGCGGATATCGTCCACGCTGTACGCGCCGATCTCGCGCATTGACTTGTACCATGCAGCCCGAGCCGTCCAGTCTCCGCGCAGCTCGCCCATCATGTTGCGGCGCAGCTGCAGGCCGCGGCTGCACTCGCTCTCAAGCAGCAGCTTGTGCGTGTCCTCCTGCTCGTGCTCGCTGACGATCGGTGACAGTGTGCGCTGGATATACTCAATGGCCGCCTGCGTGTTGGCGGCATAGCTCTCCTTGCCCGCGCCGAGCTTGTAAAACGGGATGTTAAACAGCCGGGCAATGTCTTCGACGCTGGCAGCCTTGGACTCGATAAACTGCGCGTCACGGTTGGTTGCGGTCAGCGGCGTGTACTTGAGGCCGTTATCCAGCACCGCAATGCGGTAAGCGTTGTCCGCTCCGGAGTGGATGCTTTCCCACTCGGCACGGATTTTGCTCTTGATGTCCACCTTCTCGCCGCCGATGGTGGTCGGCCTTGGCGAGAGGTCGGTGTCAGTAGTCAGAATGCCGCTCACCTGACCGCCGTTGCGGTAGTAGTTGCTCTCGTACCGCTGCGCCTGCAGGGCCGCCTCGATGGTCTCGGCGCCACGGCGCAGATAGCTGATGCCCTCAAGGCCGTCTGTGCTGAATGCCTTGTAATGCAGCACATCGGTCGGCCAGAACTTGCGAAACTCGTGCGTCTTGGGATTGATGCCGACATACCACAGCTTTGCGTTGGTGTCGAGGATCGGCAGCATGTAGCCCGGCGCGATCGGCAGCAGCTCCACCGGCTGTCCCCACTTGTCGCGCAGGATGAGCGCGTAAGCGTTGCCGTACGCAATGCGGCGGCTCTCCATCAGCTTGTGATAGTCAAACGCGGTCAGGGCCTCGGTCGGTCTGCCGGTCAGCAGCCGCACCGCCGGATGGTCGGGCACCCGCTCGCGGGTCTCGCCGTCCATCAGGTAGATCGGCATTTTCGCCACACTGTCCGAGATGATCTCGATGCAGGCATTGACGGCAGGCAGTTTCATGGCCTGCATTTCTTTGCCGCCGAACAGGGTGCTGCCGCCCGTGCTCCATCCGGTCGGGTCGTCCAGCGTCAGCGTGGTCTGACCACGGATGCGGTGTAAAATCTTATCTACGATCATGCCGTCACCGCCTTAAAACGACAGGATCAGCGCCAGCAGCACGGCGAACACACCGCACGCGAGGTACGCCAGCGGCGGCCACATCTCATGCAGCGCCACCACGATGGTTACCGCTCCGGCCAGCAGCAGCGCATCCGGCAGCAGGATTTTTATGATCTTCTTCATTCTGCGGTTTCCTCCTCGCCTTCCGGTGCGTCATCCTCCGGCGCGTCAACCAGATTATCCAGCAGTGCACACTCGCCTGCCGTCGCAATGCCGAGATACGCCATCAGCGCCGCACGGCCGTAATCGTCGGTGCCGTTGTCGCGCTCCCAATACTCGGTTGCCTCGCGCCAGGTCATGGTGCGGTGCTCCGCGTTCACACCGCTCGCAATCAGGCGGATATCCTCCACCTTGCTGATGTAGTCGATGCGTTTTTCTTTCTTTGCCATCTCTCTCACCCCTTTCTGCCAAAAAAATAAGAGCCAACAGTAAAAGATACTATTGGCTCTTGTGCTCTCACACTGGCTCCCAAATTGTTACTCCGGTGCTCTGACGGACGCGGCGGTGTTCCGTTACCGCCGTGCCCTGCGCAAAATTATTTTGGAGGTTGTTTCTCGGGCAACTGCTGCCGCCCGTCACAGCACCGGAGTGCTGTTGTTACTTTTCTGCCTGTTTCTGCTGTGCGCCTGTTCGCTTGCTGCTGCACAGCTCACATGTCCGGCGGTTGTCTCTCGGCGGTCGCTTGCCGCAGATAACGCACAGACCGGCAGCGTAGCGAGCGTCACGCCGCTCACGCTGTTTCTCTGTGGCTCGCTGAGAGTATTCCTTGCGCTTCTCGGCGGTCAGCTCGTTAAAATACCGCAAGGTGCGCTTGGTGTTTTGAGCCGCACACGCGGCGCAGGTCGTGCGGCCGCTGCGTGCCTTGGCCTTGCGGCAGCGCACGCAGATGCCGTGCGTCTTATACCACTCATACTCCTCGCGGTCATACATCGGCGCACTCTCCGCCGCAGGCCGCATAGCCTGCAAGGTCGATAAAGCTGTCTCGCGTGCCAGCACCGCCGGCAATACGCGCGATCTTGAGCAGCGCCATCATCATGGCGACATCGGTTGCGTCGATGTACACACAGCCGTCCTCATCCACGCACGCGCGGTTGAGGTATGTAATCCAAAACTCCGCGATGGTGTCAAAATTATTCTCCGGCGTGCCGTAGTCCTGCTCACGCTGACCACAGACACACTGCTCGGCACGGTGCAGCACCTCGGCGCGGGTCAGACGCGGCATCTCACCGCCACCATAGGTACAGTCGTCCTCGGTCTCCATCTGCTCCGGTTCCACGAGAATGCCTTCGTTCGGCTCCGAGCCGAGATATTCAGCAAGCGTCGTCTGCAGCTTACGCAGACGTTCCTGCAAGTCGGGACTTTCCGGCGTCTGCGCCATCATTGCGACGGCAGCACCGCGAATTGTGTTGAATAAATCCACAGACCTCGTTGCTTTGTTGATTGTCATTGTCAAAACCTCCATAATTTGCACCATCCGGTGCTCTGACGGACGGGCGAGGTACAAGAGGACAAACCCTCGCCGCCGCCAAAAGAAATAGGTAAGGTGTTTCGGGTGGGTCGCCCGTCACAGCACCGGATTTTACTTTTTGTGTGCGGTGTTCAAGTTGGACACCGCCTTGCGCATTTTCTTATGCGGGCACTCCCGCACCTGGCCTGCCCGTCTCCATGCGCTCTCGCAAAAGCCCTGGACGTTGAGCATCGGGCACATAGCCGGACAGATTGTTCGATCTTGCATTGCTTTCTCCTCCTGCGCTCCGGCGGACGCACCCACTCGTCTGCATTCCGGGTGCACCCGCTTGTATCCTTGCCACTCTGACGTGGGGGACGGCGTAATGGCTGACCACCGTCCGCCGCAGCGCAGGAAGCTGTCCGAGGCTCTGACGGACAGGCGAGGAAATATCACAAAACTCACCTACCGCCAAAGGTCGAAGCTCGAGCAGGCATTGCACTGCCCGTCACAGCCCCGGACAAACCTCACGCCTTCCGGCGCTCCGCCCTCTCCCGCAGCATCCGGCTCAGCGGATCCTCGTCCGCCTCGTCCTTCGGCGGCTCGGGCATCACGAGCCTGCACCGCGCCGACACGCTCAGACCGAGCTGAGATGCGCAGCTCTGGCACTGGCCGAAGTAAACGTTCGCCGTCTTGGTCCAGCTGCCCGCCTCCTTGGCGTCGCCCTGCATGATCGCACGGTTCGCCCAGTTCTGGGCGTTCTGCCAGGCGGCGCGAGCGATAAAATACCGCGCCAGCATGTCATAGTCAAGGTCGGAAAAGATATGCAGCGCCACCAGCTTTTTCGCGGTCAGCCGGTATTCTGCCTCCATCACCTGCGGCAGATACTTGGGCACTGTGATGCGTTTCGGCTCCTTGCCCCGCACCTCGCTTTTGGCTTTTGCCTCGATCTCGGCGTTTGTACGGTGTCCTGCCATGCGCTTTCGCGCCTGCTTGATGTCCACCGTCCCGTCCGCCTCCCGCGGGATCGGCTTGCTGGCTGGCATATCTCGTCACCTCACTCTCTCAAATTCCGAAGCCGCTCGGCCTTGCGGCCGGTCAGCGTCTCCCATCGGCGTAAAATTACATCGCAGTACCGCGGCGACAGCTCTACCGCCACGCATTTACGGTTTGCCCGCTCGCAAGCCAGCAGCGTCGTGCCGCTGCCGCAGAACGGGTCATACACCGTATCACCAACGTCCGTGCTGTTGCGAATCAGGTAGTCAAACAGCGGAATCGGCTTCATGGTCGGGTGGTCGCGGTTCGCCTTCGGGCGCGGACAGTCGATCACGGTAGTTTGGCTGCGGTCGCTGCACCACTTGTGCGCGGCTCCCGGCTTCCAGCCGTACAGACACGGCTCGTGCTTCCACTGGTAATCCTGTCGGCCCATCACAAAGCAATCCTTGTTCCAGATCAGCTGCTCGCGCACTGGCCATCCAAGCTGTTCCACCGCCCGAGCGAACACATCCCACGTTTTGCTCGCACACCAGATGTAATACGCTGCGCCCTCTCGCAGCCACTCGCTGACAGCAGCAAACGAGCCGGTCAGCAGTTCCATCAGCGCGTCACGGTCAGCGCCATCATTCTCGATGGTCATTGCGTCGCCGGTCTTGCCGACGTAATCAACGCCATACGGCGGGTCAGTAAGTAGTAAATCAACTTTTTTGTGTTACCCCCCCCCGAAAATTTTGTCTAAATACGCTTTTTCGGTACAATTTCCGCACAAAAGAACGTGGTCACCGAGTTTCCACACATCGCCGTCCTGGGCGCGACTGGGCGTGTCGGAATCCGGTTCGCCGCTATCGCCGTCATCTTCGGCGGCAGGCGGTTCTTCGTTCGGGTCCTCTATTTCCATGTCCGCTGCCGTGAATCCGGTGATTGTCAGATCCATGCCCGCGGACTGCATCTCGCCCAGTTCAAGCGCCAGCATCTCGGTGTCCCAGCCGGACTGCTCCGCAAGGCGGTTGTCTGCCAGGATGTATGCACGCCGCTGTGCGTCCGTCAGATGCTCAACGAGTACGCACGGCACCTCGGTCATGCCCTCGGCCTGCGCCGCCAGCACGCGCCCATGGCCTGCAATGATATTCCGGTCGCTGTCGATCAGCACCGGATTGACAAAACCGAACTCCCGCAGGCTCGCTCTGATCTGGGCGATCTGGCTCTCGCTGTGCGTCCGCGCATTACGGGCATACGGCACCAGCTCGCCGATCGGCACCCGTGCCAGCTGCTCCGGCATAAACCACGCCGCTTTTACCTCGCCCGGCCCTGCCGGACCGACGCTTTTCTTGTTTGCCATTTTCGAAACCTCCAAAATTCCCGCTCCATTGGGAAAAAATCTCGCACGAATGGGGGGCTGCGGTCAGGAACGCCCCGCCGCAAAACTTTCCAAGGGTGGGGGGACTCCGAGAAATCTTGAGATTTCTCGCCAAGTTCGCGCACACCCACCTGCCTGCGCCCGTCCAAGCCTTCCGCCTTTCAGCGTCGTCTGGCCTTGCCTTTAGCCCTGCTTTCGGCCATGGTCTTTGCGCTGTGGCAGCTGTGACACAGGCTTTGCAGATTGCTGCGGTCCGTGAACTTCTCCCAGTCGCCGTTATGCGGCTCGATGTGATCCACGTCTGTCGCTCTGGTGCGAACGCCATGCCGTGCACACTCCCGGCACCATCGCTCACGCAGCAACTGTGCCGGCCGCAGGTTGTCCGTCCAGATCGGCAGGCTGTACCAGCCACGCCACCGGCGGCTCTCTGTGCTGCGCCGTGCGCTGTCCTTGGGTCTGTGCTTGTCACAGTACCCGCACCGCACCAGCTCCCGGCAGCCGGGATGCAGGCACGGCCTCAGCGGCTTACTTGTCATACTCGAGCATGTCGTGCAGGGCAGCTGCGCTGCTGGCGATAATCTTGTTAATCCGGACGATCCGCTCGGTCAGCTTGTAGCGCTTCTCAAAGCTCGGTTCAAACTCACGTTCCCTCAGCAGATCAAGCCGCCGCTGACGCAGCCGGTCGAGGTTGCGCTTATATTCCGGTATCATTTCGCGCACCGTTTGCACGATACTCACCGCCTTTCCGGCAAAATAAAAAACAGGAGCTAACTTGCAACACCTTTGCTTGGTGTTACGAAGTCAGCTCCTGTCTGCTAAGACGTTGGCTTGCACCGTCGAAATCAACGATGGACTCGTGTTTGCACTTTTCGCACCACAACGGGAACCGCTGTAGCACGGTCGAATCAGGCGTTACCCAAACCTTTGTGGGCTTTCCGCATCGCGGACACCTGATCTTCATTCTTTTTTGATTATACACCTTTCATCCTCCTTTGTCTACCTGTTCGCTTTCGTTTCTCCATAACCGTGTCAAATGTTATAGAGCATTCCAAGCCAGCAACAACGCGCGTGCGTGTGCGCGTTGCGTGTGCATTATAATAGGTATTTTTCGGCATTAAATATTTCACAAACCGGCAGGATGCAATCTCATTTCTGCCGCCGCCCTCATCGAGCACCTGTGCTCCGGGCGGTGCATCAACGGTCGTGCCGTCGTCCACCCATGCATAGGTTGTGACCGGTCGGTCAAGGTTGCGGCTGCCGACAAACTGCTTTTTACCGTTGAGCGATGCCTCGCGTCGCTCCTTGGTTAAGTAACCAGCCCATCCGTCGTACCCACGCTCTCTAATATAATTAAGCTGTATGTCGTCACCCCAGATCCAGAGTGACCGCATCAGCTCCAAGTCACCGCCTGCGGCGTTGATGATAATGTGCGCGTGAGGCCGGTGGTCTCCGTGCCTGCCCTCGAGCACATAAATGTATTTCAGATCCGGCAGACCTCGCGCCTTGCGGTAGGCCCGCATCTGCGCAAACACTTTGCCGAGGTGCTTGCGTGTCACGTCGGCGCTGTCCGGCAAGTCCGCATCTCGATAGGTGACGGTCAGCACCAAATCGGTATCGTCAAAGTTGGTCGCCATCAGCATTTCCAGTTTGCGTTGAGCCGTATTGGCGTTGGTGCGTTGGATCTGCTCCTCCGTCACCTCGCGAATGCGCTTACGCTCCTGCTTGCTGGCGTTCGGCCGCGGCACCGTGTAGGTGATGTCCCACACAAGCCGTCCGGCTCGGATTGTTTTTCTCCTCTTCATTCAGTCCTCCCGGTGTCCAAATTGAACACCACAGCGGACGAGGCTGTCCCCCGTCCGCGTGTAGTTTTATAGAATATCCGCAGATTTTTGATTTGTCAAGTCTAAGAAATATTCATTCCCGTCGATTTATAAAATCCTAAATGGCTTGCAGCTTGTCAGCCGCTTCGCGCTTAATATATTCACTCATCCCTCATCGCCCTTTCCGCAAGTTCCTGAATCAGCGTCATCGTGCTGTACTCGCTCAAATCCGGCTTTTCGTCTTTCGGCTCGTCTAACAGTTCTGCGGATACCCACATCGCCGAACGCACCGCATACGAGTCCGAGCAGTCGCTGTAGTTCCAACCGCCATTGTAGTACACGAACAGCGCGCAAGTCGCGCCGTCGCGACCCGGTGCGCTATCACCGGTTGCCAGCCAATACTCTCTTTCGCAATCTGGAATATAGCGGGAATACTTACGCCATTCATCGAAAGTCAACGGTGCTGCCAGAAAGCGCATATTGCCGTAATTCTTGCGCCCGTCCATCGTCAGCAGGCTGATTTCTCTCGAAAAAATCAGTTCATTGTTGAGATCAGATGTAAATTCTCTGAACCAGTGTCCCACCGCTTCACGCAACTTGCTTTTGGTATAGTCGTTGCCGTCGCTGCTGAACATCGTGATTTCTACCGGTTCTTTCAGCAGCACAAACAACTTGTCTTTGCCGTCCTTCGCCGTGCCTTCTTCCACATCCAGCACCACAAATTCCGTTCCCCTAATGGTGACAACTTCACCGGGCTTGTACTTACTCATGTTTTACATCTCCTCGCTTTCCCGCTGTTTGCGGATAATCTCCTCTGCGTCAACCAGTTTCATGCTCATTACCTCCGTATAATTTTCACATGCAGCTGACGCCCGAGCCAATCCAGGCCGGTCTGCGTCAGGTAGTAGGTCGTGCCGCGCTCATTCCGGTGGACGCGGAACAACTCCTGCGGCAATTTATCTAAAATCCGGTTTCCCTCCGGCGTATCGCCATAGTAATTGCGATACGCGCGGTAAAACGCTTTACCGTGCCGATGGTACGGTCGCTTATAGTCCAGACCGACCATGTGTTGGCAGATCTCAAGCGCACGCTCCAGTTCTTCCGGCGTCAAGTCCATCTCGATCCCCATGTCAAGTCCCATGACACCGAGATACTTGCCGTGCTCCGCGTCCCGCTTTTCCACCCAGCTTCGCGGGTGCTTGCAGCCGAGCGTGCCGTCCTTGTGCTCCATGCCGTGTGCGCCTTCCGCTTCCGGGCAGACGTCCTCCGGACTGGATAATGGGCAAAGGTCACATCTCATTCCGGGAATACCTCCGTCCACGCGCTGACGAGAATATTTGCCTCGCATGCTTCATCGTCCAGATCCGGGAAGTACCACTTGCCGCCGCGGTAAATATATTCACCGTAGCGATTAGCACAGCCGCACAGATTACACAGCACCCGAGCGCCCTCCGGCGGCCGCTCCTCGGTGTACTTGTGCCATACGCTGCTCAGCTCATGTCCGGCAATCATCTCGAAGGGGTCAACCCCCGCCCAGTCGGCCAGACGGAAAAGGTCATCCAGATCGGGTGCGGGGCAGCCCAGCGGATCATGCCACAGCCAGTCCATATACCAGCGTTTCGGGAAGCCCTCAAGATCTTCATAGCTCGTAATTCCGACGCCAGCGAGCGCGAGCTTGATATACCGCCGCGCCATCGCGAGCGGCGATTTCATGAAGGCGTCCTCGCGCTGCTGGCGCTCGGCCTTGCGCGTCTCGGCGTCCTTCGCGCTCGTGATGCGCTGTTTCACCACGCCGCACACCTTTTCGCACCCGTCCGCCTTGTCGCAGCTGTGGCAGCAGCCGGGACACTTGCCGTCCCGCACCCACGCCGCGCGCTTATCCATGCCTGTGCAGGGATGGGGCGAAAAGCTCTCCGCCGGGCAGGTTAGCTGCGTGAAGGGATACTCCGCCGCCTTTTTGTGCGCCTTGATCTTTTTCGCATCAAGGTTGTACATTTTGCCTTGATATGCGCCGTGCAGCTTGCGCTGCAATTCCGGGTCGCACTGCGACAGCTCATAGGCGGCGCTGTCGTTGATGCGGTGGCACTTAAAATCGCCTTGCCAAGCCTTGGTTAGCCCGTTGTTGATAGCCTTTGCCCTGGCGATCTGGCTCTCGGACGTTTTGAGCACCTCGGCAACATAACTGCGCAGCTTGCCCGGCAGCTCGACCACGCCGCGGGCCTGCAGGTCCTTGAGCGCGGCCTCAATCTCCTTGGCGGCCCGACCGGTGTACTCGGCAGTCAGACCGCCGCCACCGCGTGCCATGGTGTTGGTCCAGTGCAGGATCAGCGTCTGGATGGACGGGTCAAGGTCGGCATCGAGCACAATACAGGGCGCGGTCTTGCGGTCGAGCAGCGCCAGTGCATTCCTCCGGCGGTGTCCTGCAAGGAGTAAGTACCCGCCCTCGGTCTTGCGGCGCACCACAAGCGGCTGCTGCAAGCCGATAACCTTGATGGACTCCGCCAGCTCGTCGATGCCGGTCTGCGCGTAACTGTTGTTCTCGTTCTCCTCAATTTCGGCGAGTGGGATCTGCTCCACCCGCATTTCTCCGGTGTCCGATTTGGACACCGCCTCGCCCATCAGCTCCGCAAGATTAAATTTCTTTGCCATCTCAAAGCACCTCCATGAGTTCTTCCACCCATGCCCGATAGTCACGGGCAGCCGCCGAAGTCGGCGACCAGCGCGTTACCGGCTGGGCGGCGTAGGTGCTCTCCGTTACCTTGTCAGTGCGGCGGATTTTTTGTGCAAACAGCGGGATCGGGCTGTGCTCACGCAGCCACTCCTCACTCTGGCGCGTTGCGTCTGCATTGTGCCAGATCGTCAGCAGACCGCGAACACTGCGCTTGGCAAGGCCGGTGCTCTGCACACTGGCAATCTGATCGGCAAGCATCCGCATGCCGGCCATCTCAAACGCGCCCGGCTTGATCGGCACGAAGACCATATCACTGGCAGCAATCGCCGAGATGCACGGCAAGCTGAATGACGGCGGACAATCGAAGATCATCACGTCGTACGCATCATCCTCGACCAGTGCGTCACGCAGATCGGCGTACACGCGAACCGCCTGCTTGCGGTCAATGTCGGCGTCCAGATCAACCGAGGCGAGCTGCATGTCGGACGGGACGATGTCAAGATCACGGTAAATGGTGTGCTGGATAACGTCCTCGTAGTAGGCCGTGCCGCCGTCGAACAGGTCGGCCGTGCTGCAGGCGTCAGGTACTACGCCGATATACTGACTGGCGTCACCTTGCGGGTCGCTATCGACCAACAGCACGCGCTTGCCATAGTCGGCAGCCAAAATGCCTGCAAGGTTTACGGCGGTGACGGTCTTGCCGACGCCGCCCTTCAAATTCACTACGCTAATCGATTTCAAGATGTTTTCGCTCCTTTTTCTTGTTTCAGTGGTTTTTCTTTGTGCGCGGACCGTATTTCCGCCTCTGAATACCATGCTTTTCGAGTACCGCTCGCACCGTTTTGCTTGAGCGGTGCATGCTTGCCGCCACGATTGCAAGCGGCATTGTCTCGTACATTTCGCAGATTTCCTTTTCTTCCTTATCCGTTAACTGTATGCGCGGACCTCCGGCCGGTCTGCCGCCGTTCGGCGGTGCAGGCTGGATTTCCTTGTGGGCCACGCCGCGTGTGTCGCGGTTCGCTGTGTAGACGGTTTCCCGGTAGCTATACGGCACGCCGAATACGCCGGTGCCGGATACCTCAACCGTTTCGTAGATGCCCTTTGGATGCCGCCATATTACTCGGCGCTGCTCATTATTCTGCATTGCGGTGCTCCTCTCTCCAGCGCTGATGCTTGATATATCCAAGCACCGCGCCGATTGCCTCGGCTCTCTCTCGGTATTCCCGCCGCATTTCCGGCGGACAGACCTTACTCTGTGCGTACAGTCGGCGGCGCTCAAACCGCAGACGCGGGATTGCTTTTCTTAGCCTCATTTCGTTTCTCCATTCGCTTGATATGTCGTGCCGTTGCTAACTCGCCGGTCTGATACTCGCAGAATTGCTGGATATCGCCCTCGAAGTTCAGTACCAGCTCGCCGAGCCGACCCTCCTTGTTTTTCAGCACCCGCAGGCGGCGGGAATTTAACGGCGCGTCCTCGTCCGGGTCGATGTACAGCGCAAGAATCGCGTCCGCGTCCTGCTCAATCTGTCCGGACTCTCGCAGATCGGTCATCGTCGGCGCGGCATCCGCGCGGCTCGTCGCGGCGCGGGAAAGCTGGCTGAGCGCTACGACCAAAATGCCGTGCGTCTGCGCCATTGCGTGCAGGTCGAGCGAAATGCGCGTGACCTGCTCGAATCGGTCCTTGCCCTTGCCCTGGAGCTGCTGCAGATAGTCGATAAAGACGATCTTGTGACGGCGGCGCAGCGCGGTCGAAAGGATATCCTGCACCGTCCAGCCGCTTGCGGGGATCATCTCCAGATCCAGTGCCGTGATCTCACCCTGCAGCCGGACGATGCGCTCCATTTCCTCCTGCGTCAGCTTGCGCTGGTTGATGTGCCCGAAGTCCACGATCGCACGGTTAGCGATCAGGCGGTTGGTCAGCTTGGCGGGTGAGGTCTCAAGGCTGTAAAAGCCGACCTTTGCGCTCTGCGCCATGTGTGCCGCCATCTGCAAGCCAAGCGCGGTCTTGCCCGCCGACGGACGACCCGCGAGGATGATAAAATCGCCGTAGTCGCTGTACAGCCGCGTGTCCAGCTTGTCCAGACCGTAGGCGATGAATTTCCGCTCGGTGGACTGGTCGTCGTAGAATTTAAGCATTGCGTCCATCATGCCAACGATTTGTGTGCCGCTACGTTCTCCTGCAGCAGCAGCCGCCTGAGATACAAGCACCCGTCCCTCCGCACTGGTGTGGCACGAGGCAAGCTGTGCGGCGATCTCGTGCAGGCGGTAGACGCGGGTCTGCTCCTGCATGGCGCTGACGTAGGTGCGCCACGGTCGCGCCGACGGCGTCACGTCCATGCACTGCATGAGCAGGTCGTTGTATGCCGCGCCGCAAATGCCGCGGATCGTGACCGCGTCCACCGGACGCCCAGCCGTGAACAGCTTTTCGGCTGCCTTGTAGATCGCGCGGAGCTCCGGCACGGTGAAATCATCCTCGTGCGTCACCGCCAGCAGCTCGCCGGTGATTTCCGGCGAAAGCAGCAGACTGCCGATTACGCTGTACTCCGCGTCCAGCGTTGCTTTTGCGTTTACCATTGCTCGTAGTCACTTCCTCTCGGTTTGCTCTCCGGCGGCTTGCCCGCCTGCTTTTCGTCCTCCCAGCGGCGGGCGTTAAGCCATGTGGCTGGGTTCGGGATAAACCGCCCCGCCTCCCGCTGCCAGCTGTCCTCGCGCTTTTGCCATTCCAGCGCCGCGAGGATCTTAGCCAGCAGATCAGCATCTGCGTGCAGCTTGTCCCATGCTCGCCGTGCGGGCTTCTTGGCAACGTGCTTGGGATACGCCGCCCAGAATTGATCAAACAACTCGTTCTCCCCTGTGGGGGTAAGGGGGTTATTATTTATACTTGTAATATTCTCCTTTATATACTGGAAGTTTTCTTCTATGGGGTGTGGAAGTTTTTCTCTATCCCCATGGAAGTTTTCTTCTATGGGGTCTACCACCTTTTCGGCGGCGTCCTGTGCGCTTGCCTGCACCCAGATTTTCCGTCCGATAACAGCGTTGGTCGCGTCATCTCGGATCATCTCAATCGTGATGTACCGGCACTTTGCCAGCGATGCAATCGTGGCTGATATCGTCCGTGCAGACTTTCCGAAAACCTCCGCAAAATAACCGTTGGACGCAGAACAATAGCCCTGTCGGTTGCACAGCGCCGTAATATCGCTGTACAGCAGCCGCGCGAAGTCGCTCAGGCGCTTGTCGTACCGCACATCGGCGGTCAGAATGCTGTAATAGCTCGGCTTATCCGTTTTTAACCCCTCCCAACAACAGCGCCAGACCGACCACTCCGACCAGCACCGTACCCCACAGCGGCAGCGTGCCGTTGTCCGTCAGTCCGGCCGTGAGCAGCAGCAGCGTAAAGCCGATGCCGACCATGCGCGGGCGCACGCCCTGACAGCCGCCGTCCAGCACCTCAAAATCCGGTACTTGACGCTTAACTGCTGCCGTGGTATAATAATCGTAAGATGTTTTCGCATTTGCGCTTGCTACGGTTGCCGCCGTGCAGGCGCTTTTTCTTTGTCCGTTTTTCAATTTTATCGCTCCTTTGCTGTCTCGCCGCTGATCAAGGCCATCTCTGCCAGATAAGCCCGCCGCAACATGCGCTGCACAATGGCGTTATATCGCGATGATTCATCATCGTCAATTTTGCGGTCGAGGGCGATCATCGCCAGATCGTGCGCGTCGGCACGCTCCTGCTCGTAGTCCTCGCTCTCCAAGCCGACCTCCAAGGCCAGCTGCTGCAGCTCCACATTGCTTTCCGGCCGCCGCCACAGTGTACCCAGCGGACACCGGTTGCAGTAATATCCGCGCAGCCACGGCGCACGATACGCCTCTGCCATCTCAGCCACGCGCACCGGCGTAGGTGTCCGGTCCTCCTGCTCGATGGCCTGCAGATTCCGCACCGACCAGCCAAGCATCTCGGCTGCTTTTTCCTGCGTCAAACCCGCACCTTCGCGGGCACTTTGGTAGATATTCTGGTATCTTTCCATCGTTGTCCTCGCCTTTCCGTTTGTGATAAAATTATCACAGAATGTAACCGATACGCTGTTGCCGCAGCAGTTCGGCGTCGCGCTTCTCCTGCTCCTTTTCGTAGCGGTAAACCTCGTCCCAGCGGATTTTCCAGCCGCCGAGTTTGACCGCACTGAGCACGCCCATGCGGATCAGCTTGCGGATGTAGTCCGGCGAACAGATCCACCGCTCTGCCAGTTCGGCAGGAGTGACATACTTCGCAGCCATTAGATAGCCTCCTTCTCCCCTTTATACAGATCGTCCAGCGTGCAGCCGAGATAGATTGCGATTTCCGGCAGCAGTCGAGATGGCGGATACAGTCCTTCGCTCTCCCACTTGACTATTGCGGTCTGGCCAACACCAAAATGTGCCGCCATATCTACCTGTCGCAGGCCCTTCGCCTGTCGCAGTTCTTTGATTCTTCGCATTGTGTCACCTCCCTCTGGTGTTTGCTCCTTTCCCGTGGTAGAATTTAGGGGAAAGGAAGTGTTAAAATGATAAATTTTATATGTGACCTATTTACAAAAGAAAATATTACTTTTGTAATCGCCGTTGCAGGCTTTGCAATTTCTCTTTTCAACCTCGCACATCGTAGAAAATCCATAATCGCTCGTATTCTAAAACTTCGTTGTAACGACGAAATTCTTTATTCTTATATCGCATTTGAGAATCACTCCGAGCTTCCCATTGCCATCACTCGCATCGCGTTAGAAATTGATGGAAACTTTTATGATGCAACGCCTATTCCCAAACGCATCATCACGCGAACACGGCGAATTGGTAAAGAAATTATTAGTCGACATGAGGAATACTCTACCGCAATTCCTATGCAGCTTCCATCTTTAGGTGCTACAACTTTTCTGGTCGTTTTTGAGCATCTTCCAACTTATCCAGTAGCTGATCCCACTCAGGTGACGCTTCTAATTGGCACCAACCGCGGTAAGGCATTGAAAATGTCACTTGAACTTCCACCGGCGTGGGCCGACCCCAATACAACTCCGTGATTTCCATTTCAGCACCGCGCATCATATCACCTCCATATATCACTCTTTGCGATTATTACTATATATCACTATACGCGATATGTCAATAGATTTTGAAAAATTTTCTCGCTTGTTGCGATATAATATTTAATTATATTACTTTTAGTGATATGATGGCATCGAGGTGATTGTATGATACGCATCAGAGAATTGCGAAAAGAGAAAAAATTATCGCAAAAAGATTTAGCAACGCAATTCCATGTTGCTCAAAATACAATTTCAGGCTGGGAAAAAGGCATACGTGATCCCGATACGGATACGGTCGCTGCTTTAGCCGCATTTTTTGATGTATCAACGGACTACCTTCTCGGCAATACAGACATAAGAAAACCTGCCAGCCGTCCGACTGTAGACGATGACGACATCAAATTCGCGCTTTTCGGCACGACCGACATAGATGATGCTACGTTAGAGGACATCAAGGCATACGCACGTTTCAAGCGTGAACAATATAGCAAAAGGTAACTTTATGGATCGCAGAACGAGCTTATATCTATACGCATGGCGGAACCACATTGACGTGGACTACTTCCCCATGCAGACAGCCGAGGCTTTCTCGGTTCCAATCGGTGGCACTTGTGCTATCGCTCTGGACCCGCGGAAGATACGCTCTGCCGCTGATGAGGCGGTCAAACTGTCTCACGAGCTGGGTCACTGTGTCTACGGCGGATTTTATAATCAGTACACACCGCTGGATGTCCGCGAGCAGCACGAGAACAAGGCAAACGCCTGGGCGGTGTACCGCCTGATCCCTTGGGGTAAGCTCAAGCAAGCCGTCAAAAACGGCATCACCGAAGTGTGGGACTTGGCCGAGTATTTTGACGTAACCGAGGATTTCATGCGTTGGGCGCTCTCCTACTACACAGAGCGCAAAAACTATAAATTTGAGTAAAAAAATAAAGGTGTTCAAATTGAACACCTTGCTAAAGGGGTTTAGGCTATGGGATTCAGATTTCGCAAATCTGTAAAAATCGCACCCGGTGTGCGGCTCAATATCGGCAAGAAATCAGTAGGCATCTCCGCTGGCGTCAAGGGTGCCCGCGTGTCGGTCAATAGTAGTGGCCGCAAAACTACGACCGTTGGCCTGCCTGGCACCGGCTTGTCGTACAGCAAAAGCGAGAAAATCGGCGGCAGAAAAACCACCACTCACTCTGCCTCGTCCAATAACGCGCAGCCCATCAGACCTGACCTACCGCCTGCACAGCCCTTGGAAGAAAAGAAGAAAAAAGGCTGCTGCGGCTGTGCCGTATATGCTTTTATTGCATTTCTGATTATCGGCGCACTTGGCAGCTGCATCGGCGGCACGGAAGATAAAGACAAGCAGACCGATACGGCTAACGATAGCACACAGGCCGCAGTCATTACACAGCTGACATTGACCGGTGACCCTATTGCCGAGATCGACCTCGGCAGCAGCCAGACCCTGACCTATACCGTCGATCCGTCCGACTTTGCGATGACCGCTGACGCAGTATATGCCACCACCTCAGACAGCAATGTGCTTGCCGTATCGGCGGAATGTCTCAGCGATCCGGCACGTGTAGAGGTGACACTTACCGGTAAGGCCGCAGGCACCGCAGATTATACCGTGCGCGCCGCCGAGGGCGATGCACAGCAGACCGGACAGATTACCGTCCATGATCGGGCAGCCGAGCAGGCCGCAGCCAAAGCCAAGGCCGAACAGGAGGCAGCCGAAAAGGCAGCCGCTGAGAAGGCTGCGCAAGAACAGGCAGCCGCCGAAGCCGCAGCAGCTCAGCAAGCAGCACAGGAGCAGGCCGCAGCTCAGCAGAGCGAGACTGTTTACGTTACGCCCAGCGGCAAGCGCTGGCACCGCTCCGCAAGCTGTGCCGGCAAGAATGCCCGCGCAGTCACGATGGATCAAGTTGGAGGCCGCACGCCCTGCAAAAAGTGCGCATCTTAGAAAACAATACAGCAGACCTCTCCCCTTGGGGTCTGCTATATTTTCAACCGCGCAATCGAACAAATGTACGTTTTTCAAGGAGAAATGCAACTATGAGTTCACAAAATTACAAGTACAAAGCCAGCTTTGTCGTAGGACACAAGCCGGACGGCAAGCCGATCCGCAAGTACATCCAGGACAACAGCAAGGCAAAATTTGACGCCAAGGTGCGCGCCTTAAAAGCGCTGACCGATCGCGGCGGCACGCCGAACAAATTCACGGTTGAGCAATGGGCGTGGCAGTGGTATCGCACCTATAAGGCGCCGCATATCGGCGCGTCCCAGCGCAATACCTACGAGGCGCACTTCCGGCTGCGCATCTGTCCGCAAATCGGCGCAATGGCGCTTGCCGACGTCAAGCCGTACCGGCTGCAGCAGCTCATTAACGAGGCCACGACCGATGACGGCAAGCCGCTGAGCGCCAGCACCGCCGAAGAACTGCGCTACATCATCCGCGGACTGTTTGAGCAGGCGGAGATTAACGGACTGATCCCTACCAGTCCGACACGGAAACTGGAAATCTCCGCAGAGCCTGCCAAGAAGCGCCGCTCTCTGACACAGGATGAGGAACGGATCGTGCGCGAAGTCGCGAAAAAGCACTATGCAGGTCCGTGGGTGCTGCTCATGCTGGATTGCGGTCTGCGCCGCGGCGAAACTGTAGCCATCGGCGCAAATGATATCAAGGACGGGCTGCTGCGCATCTCACGAGCCGTTGAGTATAAGACTAACAGCAATCAGGCAACGATCAAAGAGCCGAAGAGTGAATCCGGCGTGCGCTTTGTTCCCATCCCCGCCGAGCTGGTCGCGCAGCTGAACACAAAGACGCGCTACTTTTTCCTGCAGAAAGATGGAACTATGCTGACACAGACCAACCTGCGCCGCATGTGGAGCAGCTTCCACCGCGCCTGCGATCGTGCTGCTGGCGCTAAAATATACCGCAATAAGATCATCGAGCACGCCTTTGCCGAGGATATCACGCCGCACTATCTGCGCCACACCTACTGCACCAATCTGTATCGTCAAGGCGTGGATCTAAAGACCGCGCAATATCTCATGGGGCATGCGGACATTTCCACTACTGCCAACATCTACAGCCATGTCACCGAGGAGGATGTTCGGAATATTACTGCAAAAAAAGGAAAAAATAAGGGTGGAATTAAGAAAAACCCGTATTTATAA